AGAATGTCTGCCCAAGTACGAACAACACGTCCCTGACTATCAAGAAGGGACTGGTTAAAATTAAAGCCGTTAAGATTAAAAGCCATCGTGCTAACGCCAAGGGCAGCGAACCAAATACCAACAACAGGCCAAGCAGCCAGAAAAAAGTGTAGACTTCTGCTGTTGTTAAAACTCGCGTACTGGAAGATGAGTCGTCCGAAGTAGCCATGTGCTGCTACGATGTTGTAAGTTTCTTCTTCTTGTCCAAACTTATAGCCGTAGTTCTGACTCATGTCTTCCGTCGTTTCACGAACCAGCGACGAGGTAACCAGCGAGCCGTGCATCGCAGAAAATAGCGACCCACCGAACACACCAGCCACACCGAGCATGTGGAACGGATGCATGAGAATGTTATGTTCCGCTTGGAAGACCAGCATATAGTTGAAGGTTCCCGAAATACCCAAAGGCATAGCGTCAGAAAAAGAGCCTTGCCCAAACGGATAGACCAGGAATACCGCCGTGGCGGCAGCAACGGGAGCAGAGTACGCAACAAAGATCCAAGGCCTCATCCCTAGTCGATAGCTAAGTTCCCACTCACGTCCCATGTAAGCATAGATGCCAATGAGGAAGTGGAAAGTGACGAGTTGGAATGGACCCCCGTTGTACAGCCATTCATCAAGTGAAGCAGCTTCCCAAATTGGGTAGAAGTGTAGTCCGATGGCATTGCTGCTCGGAACGACGGCTCCCGAAATGATGTTGTTTCCATACAACAGGGAGCCTGCGACAGGTTCACGGATTCCATCGATGTCAACAGGTGGTGCAGCCACAAAGGCTACAATAAAACAAATAGTAGCGGCAAGTAGGCACGGGATCATCAAGACACCGAACCAGCCAACATAAAGACGATTGTTAGTAGAAGTCACCCAGGAACAAAACTGCTCCCAAGATGACTCCCTACGAAGTGCAATAGTTGCGGTCATTTAATTAGTAAGTACGTTGTGCCTCCCTCCCACCACAAGTAGGAATTAGAAGCTGTACTTAACGCCTGCCTTGGTGCCGTAGCTGTTCACGTCATCGAACGCTGCGGAGATTTCACCGTAGACAGAAAGCTTATCGCTAGCAGCAACAGAGCCGAAGATCTTACCAGTCAGGATAGTTTCGGACTCACCACCGTCAGGGGAGACCACAGTAGGACCACCTTGGAGACCAAAGGAGGCAGCACCGGAGGAACCTTCGTAACCCAGATGGAAGTCAGTAGCGGTACCAGTATAGTCGGAACCGGTGAAACCACTGTTGGCTTCGATGTTAGCGTAGGGACCAGCCATTGCAGGGGCAGCAGCGATCAGGGTTGCAGGGAGGATAGCGAGGAATTTCATTTGATTTTGAGTTTGTTTTTCTTAGCAGTTTTAGCGGAGCGTTTAAAATTAGCAGCCGTGGGTGCTCCTTTGGACCCAGGCTTTCTCATTTTTTCACCACTGCCTGCAGCAATACGTTTGCGCTTGGCGTGGATGTTTGCGTAAAGACCAGGCTTAGCCATAACTACTTCCTCCTTTCTTCTTTTTAGCAAGAGGAAGTTGCGGACCAGTCCTTTTCATAAAAGTGTCTTTTTCGTTAGGGTTGGTAGAACCCTTACCTTTGTTGTAGATCTTTGCGCCTTTGTTCACTTTTTTGTGACCAGCAGGATCAATCTGATGATTGAAACCTCCTGCTACAAAGTTACTATTAAAAGCTTTGTTGTCTACTTTCTTTTTCATTACCAATAACCAGGAATGATTTGTCCAGTTAGCGCATAAGCGCCAAGAGCAGCCACGATGCCAAGCATAGCCAGGCGACCGTTAAGCTGCTCAGCTCGTTCGTTGTGTGGAACACCGTAGGGATGGTCAGGCATAATTAAAATTTAAGATCAGAACGTGCAAGCTTTTGCATAATTTCGTCACGGTATGCCGGGTCACGATCGTACCTAGCATCAGACATAGCTCGTACCACTTCTGCTTGACTCTTAAATGTGTCGGCAGGAGCAGCAGCTTTACCTTGAATCATATCTCCTTCGTAACCATTAGCGTCAGTGTAACGTGCTTGAAGTCCAGCCAAAGCTAGATTAATTGCATCAACGTTACCAGAATCAACTACGTTATCAAAGGCTTGGATTTCAGAAGGTGTAAAGTTTTGAGCAGCCCAACCAACGAGCTGCTGATAAGCGGCTTCACCACCTACAGAGTTTTGAATGCTATTGATGTCAGCTTGACTTAGTTCAACAGCTTCTGATGCATCCATTGCAGAAAGACTTTGCTCATACTCAAAGTATGCTTGGATCAATTCTTTACTGGACATCTGCTCAAACTCAGCTAGAGTTTCAGCACTCAATTCACCTTGCGACTCATATTCTTCAGCTGCCCGACTAATCGCGTCGATTTCTGTAGAATAGTCACCCCATTCTTCTTGTTCTTCTTGATTTTCAAGTTCTGGTTCCGACGTTTCTTCTTGTACATCTCGTGAACCAAGTTTCTTTTCAAGTTCGATGTAAGCTTTCTCAAGCTCTTGTGCATCTTTGTACTTTCCAGCCAACCGAGCATTAGCTTGGTTGATCATCTCTTCTCCAATAGCCAGAGACTCAGCTTGGTCGGATTCAATAGCACCGACAATTTCGGGATCACCGGCTGGATCGTAAGATAAAATTTCTGCCATAGTTATTGCATTGGTGGAATGACATTCTCACCCATCACCGCATTGACAGTTTCACCTGCCATTGGGTTCTTGGATGGATCAGCCAAGGGTGCTTTTATCAGTTGACCAGCTTGTCCAATAAGAGCCATGTCTTGTTGAGCTTGAGCTGCATCAGCTTGTTCTTGTTGAATCTGTTCCATAGACTTAACAAGATTCAAAACGTCAATACCTTGTGAAGCAGCCAGACGCTTGATAGCCTCATCAGCATTAATGTATTGCATCAGTGCATCAGGTCCAAGTGTCTGAGCAATAGTCATGATGAAGGAAGTGAGAGACTCACGATCTTGACCACGACCAAGAGCATTGATACCTGCAACAATAGTAGGATTGACCAGATCTTTAGGAATACGTGGGAGTTGTCCACTACGTTGCAGTACAAGTAGTTTACGATTAAGGTAAGGAAGCAGAAACTCAACAGTCAACAGGGAGAACAAGCCACCAAGTTGTTGTTCAAGTTCAAGCTGAGTAAGGCGGACCTCTTCAGCAGTAGTCCGTTCAGATTGACGGACACTGAGGATAAGGAATGCTTCAGACAAACGACGCTCAAGCTGTTGCATGAGGGTCATAGCAGTGTTGAAGTCAGCAGTCTTACCCACTTGGATAACACCGATGTCATCGGGACGACCTTGAACGATCGCTCCGTTACCTGCCTTCGCCAGCGTCTGTGCTTTAGTCGTGCTTGAGGGTGATACCACGAAGACGACCTTAGCGGCTGCTGCAGAGCCTTCTACAAGGGACTGGGAGAGCGCATCAAGCGACTTAAGATCTCCCAAGAATTCCTCAACTCTACCCCGTCCATAGTTTTCGCCATCGACAGAATTGAAGCGCAGTACAAGCCAAGGACTAGCATCCTTTGGAGCTTTACTATCGGAGTTTGGAATCTTTTTGCCATAGACTTCCTGATACCAAATCCAGCGGTTGTTGTCTAGACGTACATGAGTATAAACTTCTGCATCATTTTCGGAAGAGAAGCTTTCGTCAGTAACCGAAGGCGGTCCTTTAAGAAGCTCTTGAGGCAAAAGTTTTTTGTTAATTAGTTCTTTGGTTACGATCTCAATTACGTTACCGTTACCGTCTCTATCAACAACGTAGCGATTAAGTGGGTAGTGTTTCAACCCTTCCTTACCCATATAGATCAGTGCATTACCACCGACCACCAGATGCTTGAGAGCTTGGTGAACAATGACACGATCGCTGGAAGCAGCAACCGACTCCATCACCATGCGCTCCATCTTAGCAAAGCTCAGGTCAAGCTCAGAACGGATTTCAGGCGGGAGTTCTTCTCCCAACTTATCATCACGCAACTGTAGCTTAAAGAAGGTAGTTTGAGGAGGTAGCAGCGACAGCATCAGTTTAGATGCCAGCGTTACCACACCTTTAGCACCTACGGATTGCCAAGGTTGCTTAAGAGTTTGGTGTGTAATGCGGGTCTCATCACGTTGGATGAGGTAAGGAATGGTGAGCTTTGAGCACTCAACCGCTGTGTCAAGAAACTGTGAACGGTAGCTAGTTAGATGATCGTACCTGCTTTTAGCGTTCATTTACTTAACCAATACTAAGTCCACCACCGGAGCCGCCTCCGATGTTAAGGGGGATACGAAGAGCAGCAGCACCGCTGCCCATTGCACGAGTGGTTTGACGACGAGAACGAGAGGTGCGGATACCGACGTTCTCTGCACCAACAGTACTTTGCAGAACTTGAGGTGCTTTAACATTGCGCATTGCTTTTGTTTGCTCAAGCATAGCTTGGCGTTGTGCTTCAAGTTGTGCCTGGAAAGCACGTTGGCGATTTTCTTCTTCAATACGCATACGGGTTGCTTCAATACCAGCAGCCCGTTTTGCTTCTTCAGCCTTGTGTTCGGCTCTGCGTCCAGCGCCCATGATTAAGATTCCTCATCAAGTCGATTTTCAATCCACTCCAGCACACTGCGTTGACCAGCTCGATACATGATCTGGTTTAGCGGTGTGTCAGGAGAGGGGTTAACTGGTGGATAAACATCTTCTAGTTCTTCCAGAAGACGCCTAACGGTAAGCCCAAAGTTAGGCATACTGTGGGAGGTTGGGGTTTGCATGTTCAAAGAAAGCTGGCATACGTGCTCGCTTGGTATCAGCAAGCTCAGGAGCTTTGCCTTCGTACATCAGGCGATCACTGGAATCCAGCCAAAATTTTTTGTTTAGATATTTATTGGGGTTGTTAGCTTTGAGTGGCTGCATCACCCAATTGATAGTTGCTTTACGGAGCTTGTCAAGAGAAGGACTCCAATCAAGACCGAGCTCCCTACACACCAGGCTATTTGTAGCCACGTGGACTTGTTCATCTCGGCTAATATCAGCGCTTACGGTCCGAAGACCAGCGTCTCCATTGAAACGGAAAAAGGGAAGCAAGACGAAAAAGACCGCGCGCTCGGCAACCAACGCTTTGAGGATCGTGTGATCAGGATGTGCAATCCATGCATCACGCAGCCGGATCGCTTCCTTTTCAGCCTCTTGATCAACGCCGATAGCGTTGGCGATGTAACCCAAAGCAAGGTCGTGGTTTTCTTCATCCTTAATGTTGGATAGAAGTAAGTCGCGTGATGCCGATGGAACTTCATTCTTGAGAGCGTCGTGGATAAAGTCGCCTACAGGCAACTCCATGTGGCGGATAGCCAAGGCACGGTAGATAGCCTCTTCCGCGCCTTCAGCCAGTTTACCAGCAGTTGTTTGGACAGGAGTCCAGGTGCGCTTACGCGCCAAAAGTTTTTCGTAAGGGTTCATTCGCCGCAATTACAATCAGGAGCAGGGTCATTAAGAAGTGACTCCAGGTAATCATCGACCTCTGACTCATCCAATGCAGCGTATGCACTGGTCTTGTCTTGCGTGTCACCCATTACCTGAAGCGAATAATAAAGGGAGGTCTGGTCAGATGCCAGCCACTCTTCGATAAACGCTTCATCATAGGTGATCACATCGGACCAACTATTGAAGCTATAACCGTGAAGAAGTCCCGTGCCATCCAGCATCTTCATAATGCCGTTAGCCACATTTAGATATGCATCCCAGCCAACTTCCGATGCGATCTCAACTTGACCGTAATCGTAGCTCTGGACGCCAAAGGTACCGCTATCACGGTCTACTTGACGGGCAATGGGCGGTGCAATCTCAGGGGTTGCTGTGTAACCAT